CTGGCTCAAAAGGCGGAAAGCCGGGTCAGTGGTCGGCAAGAAAAGCCCAAATGCTGGCTCTTGCTTATAAAAAAGCTGGCGGTGGGTACAAGACTAAAAAGGCTTAACCCATAAATGGCTGCAAAACTAAGTGAGAATACAGAGGTTGCATTACCTCTTCGCAATATCATTAGTATGGTTGCCGCAGCGTCACTTGCAACATGGGCATACTTTGGTATTATAGAACGTCTTAATACTATAGAGACTAACATCACTATGATGAAGTCTAATGTAGACCATAACACAGAGTTTCGTATTAAGTGGCCTCGTGGTGAAATGGGAAGTCTACCTGCTGACTCTGAGCAGTTTATGTTAATAGAACATATTGCACAACAGCTAGATGAATTATCTTTACAAATAGATGAAGGTCGTGCGCCACATGACCAACAGCAAAAATTAACATTAGAGTTTTATGAAAAGCGTATTGCTGCTATAGAAGCACGTATTGAGAAAATGACAAATGGTCACTGAAACAATAACATTAATATTATATCTTTCAGGTCATGTCGCAGAGCATACACCATTTGAGCAAATATCTAAATGCTTAAAAGCAAAACGCACAATAGAAAGAAATCTGTATAAAGATACTGGAACTGTGCGATACTCTTGCGAAAATAAAACAGTTGAAATTGATAAAGGACCAGACGGTAAAACTTATATCGTAAAAATTGTGGAGTAGAAAATGATAGCAGAATTAGTTGCAGCTAACGCAGCGTTTACCGCTATCAAAACAGCTATTCAGAATGGAAGACAAATTGCTGACGTTGCTTCGCAAGTAGGCAAGTATGTAAACGCTACAGAGGACTTACGCAGGAAGGGCGAAAAGAAAAGACGGGGTGCTAATAGTGCAGACTTAGAAGAGTTTATGCATCTTGAAAAGTTAAAGCAGCAAGAAGAAGAACTAAAGCAACTTATGATATATACAGGTAGACCCGGACTGTGGCATGATTGGATAAAGTTTCAAGCGCAAGCACGTAAAGATAGACTAGCTGCAATAGAAGCACGTAGACGTAAAATACAACACTGGATTGAAATAGCTATAATAGTTGTTCTTTGTGTGGTGGGATTGGTTGGGTTAGCTGCATTATTTGCTTGGGCAGTTTATTTGAAAGGTTTATAATGGCACTTAAATCACCACAAAAAAGTTTAAAAGATTGGGGCAAACAGAAGTGGAGAACTAAAAGTGGCAAACCGTCCAGTGAAACTGGTGAACGGTATTTACCGACAGCAGCTATCAAAGCGTTATCCCCGCAAGAGTACGCAGCAACAACCGCTGCTAAAAGAAAAGGAACTCGTGCTGGTAAGCAGTTCGTCAGACAGCCTAAAGCGATATCAAAGAAAACCGCTAAATTCAGAAGGGGGTCATAATGCTGGCAGCACTGATAGGACCAATAAGTAATATTGCTTCTACGTGGCTTGAGGGCAAGGTAGAAGAGAAGAAAGCACAGTCAGCTACTAAAGTAGCAAAGGCTCAAGCTGAAGCTGTAGTAATGCAGAAAAAAGCTACAGGTGAAATTGATTGGGACTTGGAGATGGCTCGTGCTTCATCATCAAGTTGGAAAGACGAGTGGCTAGTAATTTTGTTTAGCATTCCACTAATACTAGCCTTCATACCCGGCATGGAAGGTGTGGTACAAAATGGATTTGAACAACTTAACAAGATGCCTGAATGGTATCAATATTCCTTGGGAGTTATCGTTGCCGCTTCTTTTGGCGTACGTTCAGCTACAAAATTCTTTGGTAAGAAATAATGGTTGATTGGTGGAAAAGATGGCTGCAATTTAATGTTACAGCCAAGCTAACTATGATTGCTTCCGTTGCAATGTCATGGCGTTGTGCAGAATGGTTTATGAATTTAGAAGACCCTACAACACAGCAGTCAGCTTTCGTGTCTGTTATAATGGGTGTCATGACAGGTGTGTATGGCATATACTTGGGAAGAGAATCCAGAGGCGGTAAATGAAATACATTCGCACACATTTAATTAAACAACTTGTTCAGAGTGAGGGTTTGCGTCTTGAGGTCTATCAGGATACTTTAGGTATTGACACAATTGGTATAGGTAGAAATCTTGAAGACAGAGGTATTACCAAAGAAGAACTTGATACTTTGGACTTTCCAAACATAGAAGCAGTGTATGAGCATGGTATTACTGAAAGTGACGCTGCATATCTATTAGAGAATGACGTGCAGATAGTCGAGGATGAACTGTTGAAAGCGCACCCTTGCGTGGCAGATTTAGACGCTGTACGTCAACTTGTACTGGTAGACATGGCATTTAATATGGGTGTGCCAAGGCTAAATAAGTTTAAGAAAATGTGGGCTGCTGTGCATGAGGGAGACTTTCCTACTGCATCACGTGAAATGTTAGACAGCCGTTGGGCTGTGCAGGTAAAAGGACGCAGCCACAAGTTAGCACATGCTATGCATCACGGAGAGTTAAAGTAATGGCCGAGAGACAGATTACAAAAAAGAAAAAAGGATTCTTAATAAAGTATCCCGGCACTAAAGGTCAAATATTTTATGGCGGGTCATCTAGCACTAAAAGATTTGGTGATGCTAGATATGCAGATGGACTATTTAAAAAAGCAAAATCATTATATAAGAGTATTACAAAATAATGGCTAGAGAACTAAACGAAAGACAACAGAAGTTTCTGGAAGTCCTCTTTGAAGAGGCTGGCGGTGACGTAGTTGCCGCTAAGAAACTGGCAGGGTATTCAGAAACTACTGCTACAACTGCAATTGTAAAAGGTCTCAAGGAAGAGATACTAGAAGCAACGCAGATGTACATGGCTCGTAATGCACCTAAAGCTGCAATAGCTATGACAGGCGCATTATATGACCCAACTGAACTTGGTATTCGTGACAAGATGTCAGCAGCTAAAGAACTGCTAGACCGCACAGGTTTAATTAAAACAGAGAAGGTGCAGGTAGAAGCAGCAGGTGGTGTTATGCTTATGCCAGCTAAAGCTAAAGTAGAGGACGATGACTAATGAACAATCGTACTAAAAAACCTAAAACTAAAGCACAAACTAGACATGCATCAATAGCTAAAGATACTAAAGTTAAAACTGCTCAAATGAAAATTGACCAGTTAAAATCTATAAAACCTAAAAATTTAAATTCTGAAGATGTTAAAATAAGAAAAGCACTCTTACAACAACAAAAAGAAATAATAAAAGGTTTAACAAAGACACCAGCAAAAGAACTAGCAAAAAAATATGCGCTACGTTCTATACCAGTTGTAGGGAGTTTTTTAGCCGCTTTTAAATCAAAACCAGCAGGACAAGGTTCAGCATTAACTGGTCCGGGTTCAAAGAAAAACAAATGACACGTACAGCAGGACGTTGGAAGTTACCACAGCCAACAGACATTAAAGAACAAAATGAATGGGTACAGATACCACGTATTGCACGTACTGTACCCTTTGGTTACAAGCAAAACGAAGAAGACCCCGACATTCTTGACCCCATTCCAACTGAGTTAGATTTGCTTGAAAAGGCCAGAGCGTATACAAATCAATACAGTTATCGTGAGGTAGCTAACTGGCTTAGTACAAATAGCGGTAGATACATATCGCATGTAGGATTAAGAAAGCGGTTACAACATGAGCGACAGCGTAAGAACCAAGCTGCAAGCCTCCGCAAGTGGGCAGAGTATGCGGAAAAGGCAATCAGCAAAGCGCAAGAAATCGAAGAAGCAAGAACAGGCGCAAAAGCCAACGGTTGATATACAGGATATTGAATACGAAACAGAAGCAGTTGAAGAACACGCTAATGTACTATTCAAACCTAACCCCGGCCCACAGACAGACTTTCTTGCAGCAAGTGAACGTGAGGTTCTTTACGGTGGTTCGGCAGGTGGTGGTAAATCATACGCTATGCTTGCAGACCCTCTTCGCTACATGGGACATCCACAGTTTAGTGGTTTGCTGCTCCGACATACTACGGAAGAGTTACGTGAACTGATATTTAAATCACAGGAACTCTATCCAAAAATCTGGCCCGGAATAAAATGGTCAGAAAGAAAGATGCAGTGGACTGCGCCATCTGGTGCGAGGTTGTGGATGTCATACCTCGATAGAGATGAAGATGTCCTGCGTTATCAGGGTCTGGCTTTTAGCTGGATAGGCTTTGACGAACTGACCCAGTGGGGAAACCCATATGCATGGAATTACATGCGAAGTCGTCTACGGTCCACTGCCCCTGATTTGCCCATCTTCATGAGGGCAACTACAAACCCCGGTGGAAGAGGACATCACTGGGTAAAGAAAATGTTTATTGACCCATCTGCTTATGGAAAGGCGTTTGATGCTACGGATATTGAAACGCATGAAATTCTCAGGTATCCAGCAGGGCATAGCAAAGCTGGGAAACCATTATTTAAACGTAGGTTCATTCCTGCTAGATTATCTGACAACCCGTATCTCTCTGAAACAGGTGACTACGAAGCTATGCTCTTGTCGCTCCCAGAGCAACAAAGACGGCAACTCTTGGATGGTGATTGGGATATTAAAGAAGGTGCTGCGTTCACAGAGTTTGACCGTGATATTCATGTTGTTGAACCTTTTAATATTCCTAGCAATTGGGTTAAGTTTAGAGCATGTGATTACGGCTATGGTTCTTACAGTGGTGTTGTATGGTGCGCTGTCGCACCGTCTGAGCAAATCATTGTGTACAGGGAATTGTATGTGTCAAAAGTCTTAGCTACTGACTTAGCAGACATGATACTAGAGTTAGAAGCTGAAGATGGAAATATTAAGTACGGTGTTCTGGACAGTTCTCTTTGGCACAAGCGTGGTGATACTGGCCCTTCTCTTGCGGAGCAAATGATAAGCAGAGGTTGCAGGTGGAGACCATCAGACCGAAGCCGTGGTAGTCGTGTAGCAGGTAAAAACGAAATACACAGACGTTTACAGGTAGATGAATTTACAGAAGAACCTAGACTTGTTTTCTTTAATAGTTGCACAAACATCATCTCCCAACTACCGTCCATACCTTTGGATAAAAAGAATCCAGAAGATGTGGACACGAAAGCAGAAGACCACTTGTACGATGCGTTAAGATATGGTATAATGTCACGACCAAGATTTAGTATATTTGATTATGACCCGATGGGTAGACCCGGTGGCGGTATGCAAGTTGCAGATGCTACCTTTGGATACTAAGGAATAAAATATGGCTGAAGATGAAATTATGATTGAAGATGATGCTATTGCATTAGAAGATACAGATGAGTCTGCTGTTTTTGATGCTGATGTATCTAACATCATTCCTTTTATTCTTGAAAGATATAGTCGGGCTGAAGATTACCGATATCAAGATGAAGAGCGTTGGCTAAGAGCATATCGTAACTATCGTGGTCTGTATGGTCCTGATGTGCAGTTTACAGAAGCGGAGAAGTCACGTGTCTTTATTAAAGTTACTAAGACCAAAACGCTTGCTGCGTACGGTCAAATCGTTGATGTTTTATTTGCTAATAATAAGTTTCCTCTATCTATTGAGCCTACAACACTTCCTGAAGGAGTAGTTGCCGATGTACATTTTGACCCAAAAGAACCGCAACAGATGCAAGCGACTACTTCGCTTACAAGTCCGTATGGTTTTAAAGGAGATGGAAATGATTTGCCACCGGGTGCAACGGCTAAAACGCTGTCTGAAAAACTCGGACCGCTAGAAGAAAAACTTGACCCTGTTCAAGATAAATTAAAAGAAGGTCCGGGTAAAACACCTACTGCTATTGAATTTAGCCCTGCAATGATTGCAGCTAAAAAAATGCAAAAGAAAATACATGACCAGTTAGAAGAGTCAGGTGCTAATAAAAACTTACGTAGCAGTTCGTTTGAAATGGCATTATTTGGTACAGGTATTATGAAAGGTCCATTTGCAAAGGACAAAGAATATCCTAACTGGGATGATGAGGGTAACTACGACCCTATGTTTAAAACAGTACCGCAGGTAGACCATGTATCCGTGTGGAACTTTTATCCTGACCCAGACTCAAACAATATGGATGAAGCGCAGTTTGTAATTGAACGGCATAAAATGTCTCGTTCACAAATGCGTATGCTTAAAAAACGTCCATACTTCCGTGGTCAAGTTATTGACGAATGCATCCAAATGGGTGAGAACTACACTAAAAAGTATTGGGAAGATGACTTATCTGATTATGCACCAGAGCATGGGATTGACCGCTTTGAAGTTCTTGAGTATTGGGGTATGGTTGATACCGACATGCTGGAAGAGCAGGGTGTAGATATTCCAGAGGAACTAAAAGAGTTTGATGAGTTACAGGCAAATGTGTGGATTTGTAACAACAAACTTATTCGTATGGTTCTTAACCCATTTAAGCCAGCTAAGATTCCTTATGTAGCTGCACCATATGAAATGAACCCATATTCATTCTTTGGTGTAGGTATTGCTGAAAACATGGATGATACGCAGACACTAATGAATGGGTTTATGCGTATGGCTGTAGACAATGCCGTGTTGTCAGGTAATCTTCTTATTGAGGTAGATGAAACAAATCTTGTGCCGGGGCAGGACATGTCTATATATCCGGGTAAGGTATTTCGCAGACAATCTGGCGCACCGGGCCAAGCTATCTTTGGTACAAAGTTTCCTAATGTATCATCAGAAAATATGATGCTGTTTGATAAAGCACGTCAGTTATCAGATGAGTCTACAGGTTTACCATCATTTGCACATGGGCAAACAGGGGTAACAGGTGTAGGACGTACTGCTTCTGGAATATCCATGTTAATGAATGCTGCAAGTGGTAGTATTAAAACTGTTATTAAAAACGTAGATGACTATATGTTACGTCCCCTTGGTGAAGGTTTCTTCAGATTTAATATGCAGTTTGATTTTGACCCAGAAATTAAGGGTGACTTAGAAGTAAAAGCACGTGGTACAGAAAGTCTAATGGCTAATGAGGTTCGTAGTCAGAGACTTATGCAGTTCTTACAAATTGCAAGTAACCCAGCACTTGCACCTTTTGCAAAGTTCCAATATGTAATTAGCGAGATTGCAAAATCAATGGACCTTGACCCCGACAAAGTAACCAACAATATGAGTGAGGCTGCACTGCAAGCAGAACTAATGAAGCAGTTTCAAGCACCAGCAGAACAACAACAGCCTCAAGCAACAGGTGCGCCACTTGACCCAACAGGTGCTGGTGGTGGAAATATAGGCACTGGTCAAGCACCAGTTCCGGGTGAACAAGGATTTAGTGGAAATGGACAAGCAGCAGGTACTCAGCCGCCTCAAGCCGCTGGTGGGCAACAACCGCCAGTGGGAAGCATTCAATAGTTATATAGACCTAGCTATTGAGCAACACCAAAAGGTGTTAGAACAATCGGACGATACAATAATGATGCACCGTCAGCAAGGTGCTATCACAGCTTTACGTAAACTTAAATATCTGCGGGATGAAGTAAATGGCATTGAAAAAACAAATGGAACTGTTTGAGCCTGTAGAGGGTGCATTTGACGAAGGTGGACTTATGGATGAGGGTGGCACAGTTGACCCAGAGTCAGGCAATGATGTACCTACAGGCTCTACACAAGAAGAAGTACGTGATGACATTCCTGCCCAGTTAAGTGAAGGTGAGTTTGTTCTACCTGCAGATGTAGTTCGTTATATTGGTTTAGAAAAAATAATGGCTCTTAGAGATGAAGCTAAAGCTGGTTTGGCTCGTATGGAAGCTATGGGGCAAATGGGTAACTCAGAAGAAGCTACTATACCAGATGGTGTTCCTTTTGATATAAATGACCTTGACATGGAAGACGATGGTATGTTAGAATATCAGGTAGGAGGTTTTGTACAACCGCAAGGATTTACTGGTATTGCAGGTTATCAACCGTCTCAGTTTACTAGTTACACACCTCAGTTTACACCTTATACTCCTGTGCCTATGCCAACAGGTCAGCCAATGGCTCAACAGTATACTCCTCCAACACAGCAGTTTACACCAACAGTTTCACAGCAAGCACCTACTTTTGAACAGCTAACAGGTGCAGCGCAACCATCTCCCGGTGGTTATGATGAAATGCGTACCTATGTAAATGATGCTGGCATGGAAATGCAAATACCATTTAAAGATGGTAAGCCTATATATCCTATTCCAGAAGGTTACAAAGTAAAAGGTGAGGCAGTAGATACAACTACAGATGTTAAAACAGAAACAACTAAAACTGCTGCTCCTGAACAGCAAGATAGTGATGACCCAACAGACCCATTTGCAGGTAAAAATACTATAAATCTTGGCGGTACTGTTGTTACTGAAGCAACTAAAGGAAGAAGAGAAGGTGAAGTAAGTGGATTTAAACCCGGTCAAGTTAGGGGTTCTACTAGATATTCAATAGGTAGTGCATCCAGTGTGACAGGTGATTTATCAAAAAGAACTACTGCAGATAAAGAAGGTGTTAATAGAGTTTTTGCTGGTTTAAAAGATAGCATTGCTGAGTTTGGTAGAGGATTAGCAAATCAA